TCTTCATAGGCCAGATTGATTTGATTGTAGGTCTGCTCATCAATGCTGGAGGTGTAATCAAAGTTCTCGCCGGTTTCCTCGTCAATCAGGATCGGCAGGCGCATATTTGAGATATCGCGCAGGGTCAGCTTTCCGGCCTCGTCGTAAAGGACGAACATTTTCTTGCTGTTGGTCAGCTCTAAATCAAGGGCTGTCTCAATCATGTCCAGCAGGGTTTTGTTTTCCTCTGTTCTGATTGGGATAACGTAGCTTGTGCCCTCTATCGCTCCCAGATTTAAGCCATAATCTGCGGCCACCATTTTGATAAACGCGTCGGCGGTCTTATTTTGGTAGACGTAGGTGTCCTTATTTTTGAGATATCGGATTTGGTCGTAAGCGGTGCATTTAATCAGGCCGTGTTCGTTAGTCTTGTCCCGCTGCTTGACGAATACAAAACCGTAAAACACGGTTTTCCCGTCCACGATCAGGTTAACCGAGGAACCCTCTCCAAAGCCGCCCAGGTCGTGCAGGGCCTTGTCTTTGATAACGGTAAACTTCAGCGTGCCGGGAGTGCCCCGGCGGTCGGTAGACCACTCCACGCCTTCCTTCACCAGGGGAAAAAAGGACGCGCCCCTCTCGTTCGTAATCAGCAATTTAGCGCTCACAACAACCCCCCTTATTAAATGGCTGGGATGGTCAGCGTATCCCCGGTGTAAATCAAGTTCGGATTGCTGATATTGTTTGCCTTGGCCAGCACCGTGTACTTGGACCCGTCCCCGTAATATTTCTTGGCCAGATTCCAGAGGCAGTCGCCCTTTTTCACCTTGTAGCTGGCGGGCAGGCCGCTGTCCGGCGCATTGCCAGCCGTGGACGCGGGGCGCGGCTCCTCCACGGTCCCCGCGGCGGTACCTTTATCCTGGTCCACGTTTACCTCGTAGGTCTTGGTGGAGAAATCCCGGTACTGCTTGAGCTTAATTTTAACGGTCACGTCAAAGCCGTCCTTTGCCTGCTCGGTAACTTTGTAGTCCTCCATCGAAACCGTTATGTCGCTGCCAAAGAGCGTCTTGCCGCTGGGCGTGGCCCGGGCCACGATAAACTGAAACGGTTTGCGTTCTGTCTTCAATTTTTCAAAATAATCCAGGAAGAATTTTGCGCCGTGAAACCCGTCCCGGTACACGGCAAAGGGGTACTTGACCTGGGGCAGCAGGCACTCAAATTCAATGTCCGACAGTTTGGCTTTTTTCAGAATGTTGATCTGGCCCTCGTCAATTAAAACGTAGGTGCTGTTGTTATTGTTGATGGTGAGCTTCAGCTGAGAGGGGGCCACGGGCAGAAGCAGCTTATTCAGGTAAAATTCGTATTGGCTCATTACACGTGTACCCCCTCCGCGGCGATCTCCACAGCCTCGTTCACCCCGTCGATCATGCCGTCAATGATGCCGTCCAGGTCCATGTCGCTGCCGATGGTGTTTTGCATCCCGGACAGATCCACGGTGATCTCCGCCGTGGTGAAGCGGTTGACTGCCTCCCGTTCCGCGATGTCCTTCATCCACGCCAATTCTTCATCCAGGTAATCCAGCGTGTCAGCGGCAGCGGCGGTATTGGCGGCGGTGTCGCCGGTGTTCCGGCCGATGCTGTCCAGCTGACTTGGGTCAAACGGCGAGGCCACAGGCTGCTGGGCGAGATTGTTGGAAAGATTGCCGGTCAGGTCTTTGGGGCTGAAGTCAAAAGCGTCGGAAATCTTATTTTCGAGGCCCTCGCCGAAGTTGTACCCGAGATCAAACGCGGCTCCGTATTCAAAGCGCCCCAGGTGCAAATCTTCGGCGTTCATTTTCGCCATTATCTCCGTACCGCTGCCAAAGGTATCGTCCACCCAGCCGCCCAGGCTGTTCCGCCAGCCCTGAACGGCCCCGGCAAGGTTGGAGCCGAAAATCGTATCAATCGCGGAGGCTAAAGACTGGAGAACGGAGAGCACCGTGTCCGCCAGGTCAAAGAATAACCGGCAGACAGCCCCCACAGGATCGTTAAATACATTCCCGATAAAATTGGCAACGGTGGCCACCAGATTGTAAATCAGGGCAAACACATCAAAAAAGGTGTTGCACAGGACAATCAGGAGGTTCCCAATAAAGGCAATTGCCGATGAAAACACGCCGCAAATAATACCGGTTGCGGAAACGCTGGTTCCGGCAAAGTGATTGACTGCGGCCACAGCCGCGTAAAGAGCCGTCACGATAGCGATAATGCCTATGACAATCCATGTAATGGGGCAGGCGTACATCGCCGCATTTAAGCCGTTCTGAGCCGCAATTTCCGCAGCTTTTGCGGCAGTCAAGATACCAGTCGCAGCTGCGTGGGCCATCTGCGCCGCCGTCATCGCAATATGAATTCCGGTCGTAACTGCGTCGAGTGCATTTACCGCCAACTGCCAGCCGTAATAGACAGTGAGTGCCCCCGCGACGCCCAAAATAATCGGAGAAAGCCAATTCCAATTCTCGTAAATTGCTCCGCCCACGGCAGTAATCAAATCCAGGGCGGACGAGGCGATTTCCACCACAAGCGCCAGCGAGTTCATAAGGCCGTCGACCGCCCCTTGGAGTTGGTCGGAATTAGCGATCTCGTTAATTTTTGTCAGGAGCGGGTCAAGAATTGTAATGGCCTGGTTCTGCATCCCCGTCCAAACCTGTGCCCACGTCATGGGCATAGATTCAAATTTTGCGTTGGTCTCATCCGCCGCCGCAAACATGGCGTTTTTCACCACGTCGGCGGTGACCAATCCCTCCTCGGCATAACTCTTAATGGAGCCTTCTGCCGCTCCCATATAGCTCTCAATGGCTCTGGCGATACCGGGCGCGTTTTCCAGGATGGAGTTCAGCTCCTCGCCCCGAAGCGCTCCCGCCGCCATAGCCTGCGTCAGCTGGAGCATGGCCGCGGCCTGCCCCTGGGCGGACGCGCCGCCGATCACGAACTGCTTGTTGACCTGTTCCATAAAAGCGATCAGCTCGTCGTTGGTGGCAAAGGCCGCGCCGGCGTTGGCCCCCATACTTGCGATCGCGTTGGCGGTGTCCAGGTAAGCCGCCCTGGAACGTTGGGCGGAGGCCATAATCTTTTGCTCCAGAATCTTGACGCTGTCATGGTCGGTGACATCGGCGGTTACGTCTACCGTTACGTCCACCTCACGATTCAAGCTGTTGATCTGCGCGTCAAGAGCCGCGATGCTCCCGTTATCCGCAGCCGTAAAAACGGCTTCCCGGTTAGCGGCAGCCTTGTTCAGCTCCTGGAATTTGGTTTTCAGCGCACTCGTGGTGCCCCGGTCAGTCACCGTCACCAATGCGGCCCGATCCTGCTCCAGGGCGGACAACCGGTCCGTCATTTCCGCAACCGTCCCATCATCCGCAGCGCTGACGGAGACGGTAAAAGTTTGGTCCAGGCGGTTTAATTTCCGCTCGAGATTGCCCACGCTGCCGCCGTCATCCGCGATCAAACTTAACCGCGCCCGGGTGCCGGTCACGTCGTCCGCCAGTCCCGCAAGATTTTTGACCCCGGCCGTGATTCCGAGCGCGGCGACAGCGCCCTTCAGCTTGTCGAACTTCCCGGCCAGGCCATCGGCGGCGCCGGCCCCTTCCCGAACGCTGCTGTTAAATCGGTCCTGCGCCCGCTCCGCGCTTCGGATCTTCTGCTCCGCGCCCTGGATATTCTCCTCCATGGCCCTCATCTGCGCCCCGGCTCTCGCCAGTTCCTCACGGGCGTCCTGAATGGCGGAAACGTCGATTACATTCCCGGAAGCGGTCTGGACCGCCTCAAAACTGTTGAGCACAATGTTCAGCGCTTTGTGAATGCTCCGCAGGGGGCCGGTCATGCCGTCATACATGGCCAGGGAGCTTCGGATCGTTGCCATAAAATCACCATCTTCGCGGAAACTTAACGCCGCTTTCTCACCGTCCGCGGCCGGCTCCGGTTTTTACGCTCAATCTCTTTTTGCTTTTTCTTTTCCCGTTCCACCCGCTCATTGATTGCGGCGATTACAAACGCCCGTTCTCTGCGGGGCAGCGCGAAAAATTCATGGGGCAGAATGTGGAGTTCGTGAAGGCAATAGCAGCAAACAGCCGCCTCACTATCGCCTTCCTCAATTAGTTTTTTGCCTCGTCCACATCCTCCTGGAGGGTCGTGTCGAACCCGCACACCTCCTGAATTTTGGTGAGATATTCCGCGTACTCACCGGCGGTCAGCATGGCCTTCAGCACTTCTTCCCCGCACTTGACGTGGTAGCTGTTCTGAAGCTCGACGCTGTTCAGATTGGGGAACACGGTGCAGGCAACCGCCAGCTTTCCGAGGTACGTATCATAGTCGGTTTCCCGCTGGTACTGGTTCTTCCGGCCGGGAACGGGAACCCGATTCAGGGAATCCCTCCGCAGGGCCTCGTCTTCCGTGGCGGAAATGGGCTGACCTTGCCCAAGATGGGAACTTCCGTAACGTTCACTTCCCACTTGCTTTCAAACTCGGTCAGGCTCATAAAGTTGTAGCGGTTCTCGTCAATGGTGATAAAGCACTCCGCGCAGCTGCCATAAACCGCATCTTTCGGGTGCATGA